TGGAAGAACACGGGAGATAACAGTTATGATGGTGAAAAGCTAAAATTATTAGCACATGATGAAAGTGGTAAATGGGAAAGACCAGATAATATATTAAATAACTGGAGAGTAACAAAAACCACATTAAGACTTGGTAGTAGAATTATAGGAAAATGTATGATGGGATCTACTTCTAATGCTTTAGATAAAGGTGGTGATAATTTTAAAAAACTATATAACAACTCAGATGTCACAAGAAGAAACCGCAATGGACAGACTAGCTCGGGATTATATAGTTTGTTCATACCTATGGAATGGAACTACGAGGGATTCATTGATTCTTATGGACACCCTGTATTCGATACGCCAGAAACAGAGGTTGAAGGGCCTTATGGAGAATATATCGACACAGGAATTATTAAACATTGGGAAAATGAAGCAGATGGATTAAAAAACGATCAAGATGCTTTAAATGAATTTTATCGTCAATTTCCTAGAACTGAAGAACACGCTTTTAGAGACGAAACAAAAGGAAGTATATTTAATTTAGTTAAAATATACGAACAAATAGATTATAATGATATTAATCCAAATCCAATTATTGGAAGTTTTGTTTGGGAAAATGGTATTAAAGATTCAAGAGTAAAGTTTTTTCCAGATTCAAATGGTAATTTTAATTTATCTTGGGTACCATCATTTAAGTTACAAAACAATATTATCATTAAAAATGGTAAAAAATATCCTGGTAATGAACACATGGGAGCTTTTGGTTGTGACTCTTATGATATTTCAGGAACAACAGATGGTAAAGGATCTAATGGAGCTTTACATGGATTAACAAAGTTTTCCATGGAAGATGCTCCACCTAATAGTTTCTTTTTAGAGTATATAGCTAGACCAGCAACAGCTGAGATATTTTTTGAAGATGTTTTAATGGCATTAGTATTTTATGGAATGCCAATATTATGTGAAAATAACAAACCTAGACTTTTATATTATTTAAAACGTAGAGGTTATAGAGGATTTTCAATGAATAGACCAGATAAAATTTGGAACAAATTATCTGTTGCAGAAAGAGAAGTTGGTGGAATACCAAACTCAAGTGAAGATATTAAACAAGCTCACGCTTCTGCTATAGAGAGTTATATACAACAACACGTCGGTGCAGGTGAAGAAGGAAACTACGGTAATATAAGTTTTAATAAAACATTAAATGACTGGGCTAGGTTTGATATTAATAATAGAACAAAGTTTGATGCTACTATTAGTTCAGGATTAGCAATTATGGCATGTAATAAAGATTTATATAAACCAAGACCAGAAAGAACAACAGCAAATGTTAATTTTGGTTTTAAAAAATACAACAATAAAGGTATGTTATCAAAAGCAATAAACAATGATTAAAACACAAGTAAAATCTGGATTTCCTAGTCAAGCAGTGCCTGATATTGAGAAATCTGATGAAAAATATGGATTGCAGGTTGCAAGAGCCATAGAAGCTGAATGGTTTGGTACTGATAGCGGTAGTGAGAGATATCTTGATACGCAGCTTCGTTATCATGATTTAAGATTATACGCTCGTGGAGAACAATCAATACAGAAATATAAAGATGAATTATCTATTAACGGTGATTTATCTTATCTTAATTTAGATTGGAAACCAGTACCTATTATACCTAAATTTGTAGATATAGTAGTAAATGGTATTAATGAAAGATTATATGATATAAAAGCTTTCTCTATTGATCCAGCGTCTGCAAAAAGAAGAACAGATTATATAGAAGGTGTATTAGAAGATATGCAGTTTAGATCTTTTAAAGAAAATGTTAAAGAACAAACTGGTATTAATACTTTCAACAACGATCCAATGAATTTACCAACAGATGATGAAGAATTATCTGTTCACATGCAATTACAATATAAGCAATCTATTGAAATAGCAGAAGAAGAAGCTATAGCTAACGTAATGAATCTTAATAAATATGATTTATTAAAGAAACGTTTAGATTATGATTTAACTGTTTTAGGAATAGCTTGTGTTAAAAATGGTTTTAATACCGCTGAAGGAATAACGGTAAATTATGTAGACCCTGTTAATTTAGTTTTTTCATATAGTGAATCACCTTACTTTGATGATTTATGGTATATTGGTGAAGTTGAAAGGGTAAAAATAAAAGATCTTAAAAAGCAATTTCCTGAATTAACAATAGAAGATATTGAAGACATAGAAACTAAATATCAAGGTCCTGATACAGATAAATATAATTATTATAAAAAATCTGCGCATGAAAATGACAAAGGATATGTTAATGTTTTACGTTTTGAATACAAAACTTTCAACGATCAAGTTTATAAATTAAAGAAAGGTTCTAGCGGTGGAGATAAAGCTTTAAAGAAAGATAACACATTTAATCCACCTAAAGACGAAAGAGCTAGATTTCAAAGAGTAAAAAGATCTATAGAGGTTTTATATTCTGGTGTTAAAATAGTTGGTCATGATTATTTGTTTGAATGGAAAAAATGTGAAAACATGACTAGACCTAAAGCAGATATAACTAAAGTAGCTATGAGTTACTGTATAACTGCTCCAAGAATGTATAAAGGTAAACCAGAATCTTTAGTTGGTAGAATGATAACGTTTGCTGACATGATTCAGTTAACACATTTAAAGTTGCAACAAGTTATGTCAAGAGTGGTTCCAGATGGTGTATATTTAGACGCTGATGGACTTGCTGAAATAGATTTAGGTAATGGAACTAATTATAATCCACAAGAAGCTTTAAATATGTACTTCCAAACTGGTTCTGTAATTGGTAGATCAATGACACAGGATGGTGATTTTAATAATGCTAGAATGCCGATTCAAGAATTACAATCAAGTGGAGGTCAAGGTAAGATACAAAGTTTAATACAGTCATACAATTATTATTTACAAATGATGCGTGATGTTACTGGACTTAACGAAGCAAGAGATGGTAGTATGCCAGACAAACAATCATTGGTTGGATTACAAAAACTTGCGGCTGCTAACTCAAATACAGCTACTAGACATATTTTACAAGCTGGTGTTTTCTTAGCTTTAAAAACAGCTGAAGCGGTATCTTTAAGAATATCTGATGTTTTAGAATATTCTAATACTAGAAATCAATTTGTACTTTCTTTAGGTAGATTCAACGTTGGAACATTAAGTGAAGTTAAAAAATTACATATTCATGATTTTGGTATATTTTTAGAATTAGCTCCTGATGAAGAACAAAAACAACAATTAGAGAATAATATTCAAATGGCATTACAGCAACAAGCTATAAACTTAGAAGATGCTATTGATGTTAGAGAAATAAAGAATTTAAAATTAGCTAATCAGTTATTAAAGGTTAGAAAAAGAAAGAAATTTGAACAAGATCAAGCTATTCAACAACAAAATATACAAGCTCAATCTGAATCTAATGCTCAAGCGGCTCAAGCATCAGCTCAAGCTGAAATGGAAAAAGAACAAGCTTTAACAGAGAGTAAGATTAGTGTTAATCAAGCACAACTTGAATTTGATATTAAGAAAATGGAAAAAGAAGCTCAAATTAAATTTGATTTAATGCAAAAAGAATTTGAATTAAATATGCAACTTAAATCTCAAGAAAGTAGTGTAATTAAAGATAAGGAGAAGTATAAAGAAGATAGGAAAGATGAGAGAACTAAAATACAAGCTTCTCAACAAAGTGAACTTATAGAACAAAGAAAAAAGGATACTGGATCTAAAAAGTTTGAATCCGCTGGGTTTGACAGTTTAGGCGGTTTCGACTTGGAACAATTTGAGCCAAGGTAATTTAACATTTAAAAAACAAAAAAACAATGGAACAAAGAATGAAAACTTTTCCAGGTAATATATCTGGATCTACATTTCAGATAGCTGGTGGTGATCCTATAGTACCTCCAACTGATTGTGTATTTGTAGCTATAACAGCTTTAGTAGCAACTGATTTTGCTGCTTCTGGTGGTTTAGTTGCTGATACAGCTACAAGATGGGCAAATACAGAAGATGCTGCTAATGATTTAGCTGCAGACGCTGAAACAACAGCAGAAGGATCTGGTGGTGTACAAATAAATGCAACAAATTTTGATTTACCAGCTGGATGTACAATTTATGGTAAATATACATCAATTGATGTAGGTGCTGCTGGACAAATTATAGCGTATTACGCTAAGAAGTAAATTTTTATTAATTAATTTTATAATATTATATTATGGCAAATGAAAAACAACAAAAAGAGGTTGTTGAACAAGTAGCTGACGAGAAAGTCGAAGCTAAAGTAATTGAAGAACCTCAAAAAGATACCGGCTTCCAGGAAGACGGTTCTTACAAGGTGGATTTAAGTAAACCACCTGTAGAAAAAGAAACCACTAAAGAAAAAGTGGAAAAACCTGTGAAAGAAGAAAAAGTAGAAGAAAAAGTTGAAGAAACTGAAGTTCCTACTTTACAAGAAGTCACAGAGGAAGAACAAACTGAAGAATCTGTTGAAGAAGCAGAAGAAACAGTTGAAGAAGAAATAGAAGATAAAGCTCCAGAAGTGGACCTACCAGAAAACATTGAAAAACTCGTGGAGTTTATGAATGAGACTGGTGGAACGATTGAGGATTACGCCCGCCTCAATGCGGATTACTCAAATGTTGATGACGAAGCACTCTTGCGAGAGTACTACAAGTCAACAAAA